TTGAAACTGTTTCTCCTTGCGACGTTCGCTCTGGGGCTCGCGACCGCCGCGCAGGCCGGGCCCGCCAGCCATACGGACAAGGTCGGCCCGGACGCGGCGACCAAACGCGACAGCTCGATCGGGCGCTATCACCAGCTGCGCCGCCTCCATCGGCAGAGCCACGGCCGACCCGCTTTCCGGCAGGGCGCGAACTGTGTCACGCCGAAGCTCGTCTGCTGGGTGCCGAGAGTCAAAGCTGCGGGGGCTGCCTGTTCCTGCGCGACGCCGCAAAGCGGCAAGGTGGCCGGGATGATCGAGGGTAAGCGGCACTTGCCGGATGGGGGCGTCGAGGGGAAGTGACGCCGGCGTCGGCCAGCGTCGGGCGATGCGGGATGGCTCGAGAGAGGACGTCGCGGCGCTAGGTTCGCCCCCGATCTGCAATCTCCTACAGCGTCGCCCCAGCCAGGAGAGCATCCGCACCTTGTTCCGCGTCGGGCGCGACCTGCAACCGCTGCACTTCAGCTCAGGCTGGTTGCCCTGAGCGTTCCCCGCGAGCAATCTTCGACGCTCGCAGGAGAGAATTTCGAGCTAAGCTATTGATTGCGTTGGTACCGCCGCCCCGGCTCGAACGGGGGACCCCCAGATCCACAAGCGGGGTTAAGACAATGAAATTGTTGGGTTTTCCTTGTAAACGGCCCGACGAGAAATCAATGACTTAGGATGGTCGCCGTAAACGGAAATCAGCCCCGAAACGAGGCCGATATTGCACCCGAAGGCGCCGATACCCATATGACAATCTGACCTCTTAGGCAGACTTCCCGCCCCGGCGCCGCAAGGCGACCGGGGTTCTTTTTAGCGCACCGGCTCGACGGGCTCGGCCCCGTACTCGCGATTGAGCGAGCCGGCGCCGATGGCACCCGCCACCGCCGGGAAGCGGTAGTTGATCGAGCCGCGCAGGATGTCCTCGCCCTTCGTCGCGCCGGCCGCCGCGCGGATCGCATCCCACACCGTCTCGCGCTGCTGAACCGTCTTCACGTTCATCATCAACTTGCGCATGAGGTCATAGTCCTTCACGGCGGCCGAGAGTACGTCGAGCGCCTGCTGCCGGGGCATCTGATCCATGATCTTTTGCCCCATCTTGGCACCCCACGCGGACTGCATGAGCGGGTGCGCGCCGAAAAACCTCGTCAGGTTGATGTTCTGCATGTAGCCGGCGCCGGCCGCCTTCGCGATCAGGAGGGCGAGGGCGTTCGGCTCCAGGATGAAGTCGTTCATCGCAGGCGCGTTCTCGAACGCCTTCTCCATCCGCACGGCCCGCTGCACAATCTGCTGAAGTTGCGCCCGCTCTGTCGTGTTCAGGACGCCACTCGTGCTGAGCGTCTCCATCAGGCTCGGGTTCTTCGGTGACAGAGACGAGTTCAGCACCTCGTCGAGGCTTTGCCAAAAACCCTTCTGTGCTGTCGCCTTACCCATTGCTTGGTTGAGTGCAACATCCCATGCGGCCGAGAACAGGCCACGTGCCGCGTCATCGCCGCCGGCCTTCGCCATCGCCGCGAGTGCCTTCATGTCGGCCGAGGGGTTTGGGCCATTGATGATGGCCTGAACCGCCCTAGTCGGGTCTTCACCGGCCTTCAGTACCTTCGCAAACGCCGATTGCTCCCGCACCACCTTCAGCGTGCGGTTCAGTTGGTCGATATGGTCAAGTTGCGCCCCCGTGACCTCGGCCGCTTCAAGGATCGAGCGACGGAGATCCGGAAAGCGGTTCAACACCGCTTCATTCTGCTGCACGTAGCGGGCCGCCGCACGGGGGTTCACCGCGCCCGTCTGTGGATCAACAATCGCCGAGGCCGCGTGCTGTCGTAGGAACGTCTCCTGCTGCGCGCGCATCTGTGGCGAGAAATCGGGCGTGGCCACACCGCTTGCCGAGGTGAGCGGTGTCGTGGCCTCCTCAAGCTCACGGAGGTTCTGCCCGCGCGCGATGGGGTTGCCTGTCATCGCCCGTTCGAGCGTTTGTGCGGGTGCAAGGCGGTCAGCGCCGGTCGCGGCACTTTGCTGTGACAGACCTGCGAAGGTGCGGGTCCACCGATCATGAAGCGCCCGCGAGAACGCACGGGCCTCCTCGGCGCCGGCCACGGGCGAGAGATCGTCGAGGAGCGCGCCCGCGAGCTTGTTGTAGATCGAGCCGAACGTGAAGTCGGGATTGGAGCCCGCATAGGCCCCCTTGGCGAGATCGAGGAGGCGTGAGCGTGTGTTCTGAAGGGCCTCTGCCGTGAACCGGACGTTATTCGACCGCGCGAGATCGGCGACTGCCTTCAGGGGTTCGGGCAGGCTCTCACCAGGCAGTAGGCGCGTCTCGTCGATCTCGGCGAAGACGCGCTTGAAGTTGGTCGGCGCGATCTCCTGCTTCAGATCGAGCTTCGACCATAGGCTCTTTTCGAGGGTCCGGCCCGCTCTCCATGCCTCGTCGAGCACCTTGCGTGCCTCAATGCTCGCCGCCTCACGCACCGCTGCATCAGGGATCAGATGCGCATTCGTGACTGCGCGCTGAATGGTGTCCTGCGCCGCCGCGATCTCGTCGGCAAGCTTCGCTTCCTCGGCTGAGAGCGCGTTCCGCGCAGCCCGTGAGAGAGCTGTCACGTCACCGCCGGCCGCCGCTTTCCCGGCGTCGTCGGCGAGGGTATTCATCACGGCCGCCGCGCGATCCTGAAGCTGATCCCGAAGCTCGGGGTTCTTCGCGGCAAGCTGCTGCTGCACGGCTATGAGGGTCGGGCTGTCCGCCACCTCGGCCGGCAGGAAGCCGCGCGCCGCCTCGTCGGCGGCCTGTGGCGTACTTAGCCGCGCAAGCACCTCCGCCGGGTCCTCGCCCGTCTTCGCGAAGGCCGGCGCGAGCGCCCGTGCCGCGTTGTCGAGGCGCCGGGCCTCGGCACCCTCGCCGAGGCGGCGGAGGCGCTCCGGGAGCGCCATCTTGGCCCACGACGGCAGGCTGTCGATGTTCGCCGCCACGCTGTCAATCATCGGGTCGATTAGCGGGCTCGCGACGCGCCGCGCCGCGTTCTTCAGCGGATCGAGGACCGGGGCCGTGACGTGCCCGGCGACAGACATGGGCGACATGATCGAGCCGCCGACCTGCCCGAGGACGTTGGCGAGTTCGCTGTCGGGCGCGACCATACCGGCAATGGCACCGCCCTGCGCCGCGCCGACCGTGGCGCCCATCTGCTGCGCCACCCATCGCGGGTCCTGCGCGGCCTGCTTCACCATCGTGGCGCCGACACTATCGGCGGCCGTGATCGGCGCCATGGCGCTCGGCGCGCGAGCGGCCATGCCGAAGCCGAGGAACGCCGGCACGGCCGAGCCCACGGCGTCGCCCATGTTGTAGGCCCACTTGTAGTCGTCGGGCGTGCCTTCGCGGCCCTTGGATAGGCCACCCTTTTTGAGCTTCTCCTGAAGCCATCGCGTACCCATGAAGGCCGTGTTCGGGTCGATCACAAGATCGGGTTTGTCGAGCCCGGCCTGTCCCCACGCAAGCGTCTTCAGGTTCGGGTTCTTCACGAAGGCGCCCACGTCGTTAATGAAGCTCGTGGCGATGTCCACAGGCCACCCCAAGCCGCGCGCGAGCACGCTGTCGTTGAAGCCCGATGCGGCGGCGTCGGCCGCCTCATAGGCGGCGTTCGGCGCGCGTCCGGCGTCCGGTGCTTCCTTGCTCGGCCCACCCGTGATGTTCAAGGATGTGGCGATCTCATCGACCGTGCGCTGCTGATCCTCGGGCGAGAGCTTCAGAAACGCGTCGCCCACCTCGACGCGCCGGCCGCCGATTTCGAGGGTAGCCATTACTGCACGACCCTCCACGGCACGCCCGAGCGGGTCGTGCCTGAGCCGCCCGTACTGCCGCCGCCACCTCGCGAGCCGGGCGTGGTCGTCTCAGGCTTCCAAAAGTTGCGGATAGCGAAATCGTGCATGTCAACGACACGTTCGAGCATCGCCTTGTTCTCAAGCAGGTCCCGGTATCCCTTCTGATCGAGCGTCGCCGGCTGCGACAGGCGTCGGTTCACATCGTTAAGCTGCTGCTGCACGAAGTCGCGTCGGCCCTTCAGTTTACCGAGGGCAGTGGCGTCCGGCGTGCCAATATCCGCGATAGGCACCGAATGCTTCGTCGCAAGCTCCTCGCGGATCATGTTCGTCACACGACCCGGCACCTCCTGCGCGAGTGTGTTCTTCGTCAGCGTGTCGAGATCCTTCATGAACGCCTCGGCGCGCGTCAGGTCGGGCGCCACATCGGCGCCGAACGGCGCGCCGAGAGTGTTTCCGAGCCACTGCGCCGACCGACGTACAGCACCCATGCCGCCCGTGATGTCAGAGATCGCGACGCCGCTAGGGTAGGTCGAGCGATCAAGGATCTTCTGCTGATCGGGAGTGAGCGGGGCGCCGGCCGGCCCGGAGCCACCGGGCGCCGGGCCGCCGCCGGGCGTGATTGGCCCGTTCGGCCCCACAAGCACGCGCTGCTTGCGTTTGCCGCCAATCACGTTCGGGTCGGCCACCTCCACATCAGCGAAGGTGTGCGTGCCCGCCACAAGGCCGTTCGCGAGGGCCGTCGCCTGATCGTCGGGGAAGCCGAGCGACTTCAGAGCCTCGCGGCCGAGCGCGGCCTGCCGTTCGGCGGCCGAGGGCACCTTGCTCTGCGCCTCGGCGTCGATATCCTTCTTCCGCCGGTAGGTTTCGATTTCGCCCGGTGCAAGCGCCCTCTGCTGCGCGAGTGCGTTCTGAAGCTGTATGGAGGCGTTGTCACGCGCGGCGAGAGCGGCGCTCGGGTCGAGGAGCATCCGGGCGCGCGCGATATCATCGCCACCGATGTTCTGAAGGATCTTGAGCGCCTGCGCCCGCCGTGCCCGCTCTTCTTGTTCATCTTTGGCACGCTGCCCGAGGAGCCGGGCTTGCGCCGCCGTCAGCATCGCCTTTTGCGCATCGTTGGACACGCCCGCGAGCTTCGCAAGCACTTCGCCCCGCTGCCCGACAGGACCGGGCTGCGCCGCTGCGAGGAGAATGCTGCCAATCTGCCCGAGCGATGACATCCGCATTGCGGAAAGCTGCTCGGGCGTGATGCCGTATGTTTCTGCAAGCCGTGCGTCAGCATTCGGGTCCGGCCCGAGGAGCCCGCCGATGTTGTCGAACAGTCCGGCCATTAGAGTAGCCCACCCCCGTGTGCGGCCATCGCCATGCGCCAAAGTTCTTGCGTGCTCTTGTCCTCACGCGGCTGCGCTGCCGCGAGAAGTTGCCCGCCGAGCCCCATGAGGCCGCCGAAATTCGGCCCGGCCACCGCCGCAGACGCAGAAGCCGACGCAGCCGGTGCGCTCGGATCGACGAGCGGGAAGGTCGGCGAAATCGGCGCCGTGGCGATGTCCGTATTCGGAACAGGCCCGAGAAGGCCGCCCGGCGTGGTCGGCGCGGCGGCCTGTACCGTGTCGAGGAGCCCATTTGGCCGCGCGGGTGGTGTCATGGGTGTGGCAGTCTGCGACGTGGTCGGTGCCTGCGCGAGGATTGTGTTCGTGCCCGTCCCGGTTCCGTTCAGGTGCGCCATGAGCACATTGCGGATGGGCTCAGGGACCTGCGGAAGGGATGTGCGGGAGCGGTTCGGCCCCCACGCCGCCGGGCTCTGCCGCAAATCCACGTGCATCGAGCCGTTGTTGTAGTAGCCGAGCCCGCCCGCGCCCCGATCACGCCACCACTGAAGCGCCTCGGCCTGACGCTCCAACGGCACATTGCTGCCCCACGAATAGTCGAGGGCGTTGCCGTGCATGTGCTGCGATCCTCGGGCGCCGCCCACGGAAGCATTGTGCTCGGGCGAGCGATATGCCGAAGATACCCGGAACTCAGGGAAGCGTTCCGAAAACTGTTGGTATAGCTGCCGCAGCCGTTGGTTGATATTGTCGAGGCTCGCCATCCCTCACGCCGCCATCTTGTTGAGGAAGTTCCGTTGAACCGCGAGCACCCCCTTCTTCCCGCCGAGGCGTTCGACCTGATCCGGGAACTTCTTCTCGATATCCTGCGCGAGCGGGCCGACAACCTTCGGATAGGTTTTCGGGTCGCCCTTGAACCGGAAGGCGTATAGGTCGAGGCCCGTGTCCGGGTCCTTGCCGACTTTGCGCATGTCCGTCTTCTCGCGCTCGTCCGAGAGTGCGAGAAGGCCGAGGAGGCCGCCAAGCCCGGCGCCTGCGAGGCCGCCATAGCCGCCAAGGGCGCTCGTAAGACCGAGCGTCGAGGCAATCGACGCGCCTGTGGCCGCGCCACCGAGCGCCCCGAGGAGTGGGTTCGAACCTTGCGTCGTCGCCGGACCTGTGGTCGTGGTCGTCTTCCCATAAGGCGTGGCCGACAAAGCCGCGAGGCGGACGTTAAGCTGATTGGTGAGGTGGTCGTTGCCTGTGTTGGCACGTGCCGCCCGCAGGTTCTCCTCCTGTTGCGCCTGCGCCTGCTGCGCGTCGCCGATGCCTTGGTTGACAGCAGCCTGTTGAAGCCACGACTGCATGTTCTGCTGCGCGAGCGCGGCCTGCTGTGTGCCGGCGGCGAGCCGCTGCGTGTTGCCCGCGAGCCCGGCCTGCTGATTGCTCTGCTGAGCCGTGAGATCGGCCGCCTGATTGGTACGGGCCACGTCAAACGCATTCGCCTGATTGGCGAGTTGCGCCTGTAGGAACTGCGCCGCATTCGACTTCGACACGTCGAGCCCTGTCGCCTGATTAGCGAGCGCAGCCTGAAGCTGCGCGCCCTGATTGGCGAGGTCCGCCTGAAGCGCCCGGTTCTGATCTGTGCCGAGGAGCCCGGCCGCCTTATCGAAGGCATTCGAGCGAAGCTGAGCGGAGAGGATGCCGGCGGCACGGGCGCTTTCGGCGTTCGTGACGGCCTCCATTATGCCTTGCCGCGAGCCACCGAAGGCGCCTGCGGCTGCTGCCTGATCGCCCGTCTGCGTCAGGGCGGCCACTCTCGACCTGTCGAGGTCGGACAGCGCATTCGACACGACCTGATCTGTGTAGGGGTTCATGTATTTAGCGAGCGCCTCGGCCGAAAACTGCCCGGCATTCACATCCGTCGCACCGATATTCGAGCCGGTGATCTGCATCGTACCGACGTTCGTGCCGCTGATCTGCTGCGGCGTGACGCTCACCGGGTTGTAGCCGGCCGCCTGCGCGAGTGTCGCCTGCGCGGCGTTAAGCCCCGGCTCGGCCTGCGCATAGCCCTGCCGCGCCATGTCAAACGCGGCCTGCTGATCCCTGTTGAAGCCGACGACGTTCGGAAGCTCATATGGTTTCAGGTTGTTCGCAACATTCGTCGCGAACGCCATGTTCTCCTGACCGGCCTGTTCCACCCATGCGGGCAGCCGGGTTTCGTTAATGACGGTCTGCGTCGAAGGCTGCCGAGGCTTACCCACGATATCCCCCTAGATCGAGCACGTGGATGACACCCGTGCGCTCCCATCCGTGTTGCGGCAGAACCTTGGCCCACCCCTCCCGGCCGCAGGACAGGAGGAACCCGCACCCATTCGCGCGCGCGAACTCGGCCACCTGCGGCTGAAGGGCCATCACGGCATCGAGTTCGCCGCAGAGGAAGATCACGTTCAAGAATTTCTTCCTCGGCGTCACCGCAATCTCGGTCACGACGAACGCGGTGTCATCCTCGTTCGTGAACGCCTGCATCCGCCCGTCCTTGATGGCGTCGCGGATGTCGGCGAGCGTGTAGCAATCCCCGCTTTCCCGGAGAGCGCGCTGCATGAGCTTCAGCATGTCCGGCTTAGGCTTCATCCGTTGACGTGCTCGGTTTGAAGCGTGCCGTCGTCTCGGACGGTCACGCGGAACGTCTTTCCGGCGGGAGAAGATAGGAATATGGCCCCATTTGCCGTCTGCGCACTAAGGCGATCCGCGATGTTCTGTCGCAGGCTTTCGAGGAGCCGCGCCATCCATGCCCGCTCGTAACGGTCAGGCGGGGACGGCAGGTTGATGATGTTCGGGGAGGGCGCCGTCATCGGGCACCTCGCGGGCGCACCTCAAGGCGCGGCGTGCCGACCGACCACTCGCAATCATCCTCGCCCTGAAGGATAAGCTGCGCCTCCCGGCCACCCCACCGCATATCCATGTAGCCGTCAGGGCGGATGAAGTAGGGTCCCTTGCGCGTGGCCGGGCCGTCCGGCGTCGTGCGCACGTCGAAGTTGAAGCTGACGCCGCGCCGGTCGTGGCAGGTGATGTCAGGGAACGCCTGCACCACGTCCATCTGTTGCGAGCCGTCGCCGACCATGAAGGGCGCCGACTTGATCCACACATCCTGCGCCCGGCGAAAGCCGGCGGCAGTCAGGCCGCTCTCATGCTGATAGAGATGCCGGTCGGTCCCGGCCATGAGCGGGAACTTCTCGACGCCGGCCGGCTGCATCGCCGTCCGTTCGAGACGGCCAATCGTCCACCACCCTTCCTCATAGTTCCACACCACATAGCGGTCGCATTCGGTGGCGCCCTTCGACGGGAAGAACCACCAAATCTCAGGGAACGCGCCGTTGGTGCTCGCGTGGGTGCGGAAGATGCCGAACAGCGGGTCCATCGTCTCGTATATGAAGGACCCGACATCGGAGGGCAGCGGCTTCACGAAGCCGCCGTCATAGATGAAGAACCCTTCGCGCCCCATCCACACGGCCCGGCCGCCGAAGTCCGCAACCGCATTCGGCGATAGGATGCTCGTCGTCTCGCCGATCTTCTCGTAGGTGTAGATGAAGGGCGACCCGACGAAGCGGATCAGGAATGCGTCCATCTCCGTGAAGACGAGGTGCCCTTCGCGGACCTTTGTGAGGCCCACGGGCAGGCCGTTCGTCGGCAGGTCGAGGAAGCCGGCCGTGTTCGTGACCGAGAGGAAATCCCAATCGGTGTAGTTCTCGCGCGAGCACCATGCGATCCGGCGCGGGTTGCCGCCCGCCCCGAGAAGCAGCACGTGCCGCTCGTCGGTCACGCTGACGGCCCGGTTCCCGGTCGGCGCCTGCGAGATCACCGCGGCCTTGTCAGTCGGGCTCTGCGGCGTCCACCGATAGAGCTTGCCGTCGAAGCTCGCGAGCGCGAGGAGGTCTTCACCCCACGGTGCGAGCGAGAAGGAATAGGCGCGCGACAGAGCGAACGAGCCCTTGCTGCGCGGGGTGCCGTACTCCTCGCCGCCATGCAGGCCCACACCGTAACCACCGAGCGTCAAAGCATCGTCGGCAGGCACGAAACCGTCCGGCGTGGCGTCGAACACGCTGTCGCCTGTCAGGATCAGGAGATGATTGTCGCAGCCGAGCCCGGTGTGCCGGAGGTCCGCGTTGTCCACCCATGACACGATCCGACGCGGCGTCGAGGGCAGGGGGTTTTGGGTCGCGCGATCCCACCCGCCGACCGGCATCAGTTTGCCGGCACGCCACCTGATGAGGTTGCCGTCATACCAACGGCCGGCGGTTGCCGAGGGCGAGGAGCCCCTGACAATCCCCGGCGGGAAGGAGAGCGCGAGGGGGTTTTTCACCGCTGATGATCCTCACCCCGGCGCTGCGACCGGGGCTTGTCGGTGAGCGGGTCGATGTTGGACCGCGTCTTCAGGATCACGATGTCCTCGCGGATGGCCAAGAGGATCGACATGAGTTCGGTCTGCGCCTTGCGCATGTCGGTGTAACCCTCAGTGAGCATCTTGATCCGCTCATTTTGGATTTGGTCCGAGGCGGCGAGCGCCCCGACGTGCGGGGAGCCGCGCTCGATAATCACGTCAACATCGCGGCGGATCGTGGTGATCCGCTCAGTGATGTGCGAGACGTAAGCGAGGAGGCCCGCCACGATTGTCAGCATCGAGAGCAGGTTCCCGAGGCTGATCGTCCAATCGAACTTCAACTGCTTCAGGGCCTCCGACATCGTCTATTCCTCGCACCACGCCTTTCGGGAGGCATTATTCACCTTGACCTCACGGATCGTCTGATCCGTGTCTTTGGCGGACCACGTGATCGGCCGCCAAACCTTGCACTCAGTCCTGTCGCCGGAACCCGTCGTCGTCACGCAGCCGGCTAGGATCAGAGACATCGCGGCGAGCGCGATCAGCGGCATCGAGCGCATTGTTGAGCCTCGCTTGTTCTTCCTGTCGGATTTCGTTCAGCACCTCCTCGCGCGCCTTCTCCCCGACGTAGTGGGTGTAGGCGGCCCACGCGGCGAGCACCGCGAGGGCGATGAGGATGGAGCGGCCGATCGTGGATCGGATCAGCCACCCGGCGATTGCGGACGCTGTCAGCATGTCAAAGCCCCTTCAGGCACATGCGCCGCTCCTCATTGCGGCGATTGACAAGGCCCTTCAGGGTGATGCCCCCGGCCTTGACGTAGAGAAGGAATGCGTTGCACCCGCCGCGCACGTCACCCGCGTTGGTTAGGCGCGCGATCGAGGACTTGCAGTAGGCCGAGGTGCCGATGTTGTAGGCGAGCGAGACGTGAGCCGCATACCGCTCGACCGGCATGTCCTTCGCCGAGGGCACGCAGCTCTCGACGCCGGCCGCGAACTCGTTTGCGCGCTCGATCAGCGCCTTGTCACACTCGGCCGGGGTGGCCGTCATACCCATGCGGACGTTCTTCGTCTCGCCCATGCAGATGGTCGGGATGCCGACGCTATCCTTGTAGGCGACGTAGCGGACGCCCTCGAACCCGGTCAGGGTCGCAACGACGAGCGCCGCAGCCGCCGTGGACTGCTTCACCCGGCTCTTGAGCTTCGCGCTGACAGCGGGTGCCTTGAACGTGCTCATTGGACCCCCGGAAGGTCGCGCTGCGCCACGAGCCGGGCGATGCCGGCACCCATCGTGACGAGCATGGCGAGGATGGCGAACGTCCCGCGCGGCAGCGGCGGGTTGTCAGCGAGGATGGAAATGAGCACCTCCGCGCCCGACAGAGCGGACGCGAGGATGGTGAGGCGGATGCTCCACGCGCGGGCGAGAACATCCTTCCACTGAGGGATGAGGCGGATGCTCCACGCGCGGGCGAGAACATCCTTCCACTGAGGGATGAGGCGGATGCTCCACGCGCGGGCGAGAACATCCTTCCACTGAGGGGTGAGGCGGGGGTCCGTCATGGTATAACGTCACACGTTGATGGCAGCAGCAGTCACGAACAGGTCGTCGATCTGCGCCTCTGTCAGGCCGAGGGCCGCCCCGAGGTCGCTGACATGGGGGTTCGCGCGATCCCACGCGGTCGCGTACTCGAACCAAATGCCGATCTCGGGATCATCCTCGGCGATCTGCTTCACCTGCCCGAGGAGCCCTGCGCTGTGGAGCGCAATGCGCGCCTGCGCGGGCGACACCGACACGGGCGGCGGCGTGAAGAACGTCAGATCGCCATCCCACTTCAGGAGGTTGTAGGGGGCATCGACGCCCCGGTTCGGCAGGCCCTTGACGCGATAGCAGCGCATCGTGCCGGCCGGGCTCTCCGGGAAGAAGCTGATCCGGCGCGAATAGTCGCCATCCCAAATCCTATCCTCGTCGAGAACCGACGTTCGCACGATGTTGTCAGCCGTGATCCCGATAAAGTGGTCCCCGGTGGGTTCGGGGTTGTTCCACTCGATTACATCCCAGAAGTCTTCGCCATCCTCGTTGCGATGCCAAATCGCATTGAGGGGTGCGTTCTCCGGGTAAGGGTCGGGCCGGTACCGTGAGAACGTCCCGAGGTACTCGACGCTGTCAGCGACAAAGCTCTCCATGTGTCAGCCTTTACGTGCGGGCGATGTTGTAGACGCCGCCGTCGCGATAGCGGCGCTGAAGGATGCACGAGCGGCCGTGCGGGTGTCCGTTGATGTAGCCGGCACCGACCATCACCCACGGGCCGCCGAGGTCGACGATGCCGGGGTTGCCGAAGGCCCAATCGTTGCTCGACGTGAGATAGATGTCCGTGATGCAGCCGTTGACGTAGCCCCAATCGGCGCGGGCTCCGAGGCCGGAGTTCACCCAATTGATGACATCGCCGACTTCACGGATATGGAAGCGATGGTCGGTCGTAACCGCGATCGCCCAATTCCCACCCGATTGGTCATACAGGTGCCACCCGCCGTTGTCCCAGATTTGCATGATCCAATGGCGCACGCCGGACCAATTCAGCTCGAACGCCGGCCACGCCTTCTCGACCCGCTGCGAGTCGTTGAAGGTGTTGAAGCCGTAGCCGGGGCGCGTAGCGGCGTGGGCGGCGGCCCGAGCGTTCACATAGTCGTGCAGCCACCCATAATTAGAGCCGGCCCAAAAGAACCCGTCATTGGTGCCGTAGAAGCCCCAACCGCCATCGGCGCGAAGTATTCCGAAGTTCGGGTTGTTGTAGTGGAGGTAGGCGCGGCTGCCGTCGTTGTCGTAAACCTCGACATAGCCGCCGTCGGTCCTGTTCGTGTTTGCGGTCAGCCGGCCGCCGGCAGAGACGTTGGCGCTCGCCCAAACGCCGGCCGTGTAGAAAACACCGTCTGCGTCGAAGCGGAAATACCTGTAGTTCGGGTTTGCGCCGGAGCGGATGACAGGTGCGTGGCCGTCCGCGAAGATGTAGGCTTCACCCCAGCCAATGCCCATGTCGCTGAAATTGGCGAAGACGCCCTGACGCGCGACCTGATAGCCGCCGACCGTCAGAGTGCCGCCCGGCATATGGTAGTTGCCGGACTGATCGCGGTGCAGGTAGCGCTGACCGTCCGCGCCGAGATAAATCACGCCTTCCGTCGCCGAGCGCGACGTGGTGATGTCGCCCGTAACGCCGAGGTTGCCCGTAAAGCTGACATTGCCGGTCGAGCCCGTGCGTGGCAGGGCGGCGTTGGCAATGTTGCTGACCGCCTTGAGCTGCCCGTCGAGCGTATCGAAGTTCGCGTTGATCTTCGTGCCCCACGTGTCGCGGGACGCGCCGACCTCGGGCTTCGTCAGATTGTAGTTGGCGGTGTAGGTGTCAGCCATTCCGTATCAACCCCTTCGATAGGCCGCCATGCCGTCGCCGAACCGGGCTCTTGGGCCCACACGGCGTCCTGACTGCCTTCCTCCTCCCACTCCTCGTCCACGCCCGGCCGGTCGGCCCACGATGCCGGCACCGCCTCGAACCGCTCCCACCGGAGGCGGCCGGCGAAATCCGCGCCCGACACGGCCGCCGAGGTGACGGCGGCGATGAACCGGGCCGTAGGAATATATAGGGCGCCTGAGACTGCATTCCCAATACGCCCGAAGAGCAAAATGCGCGTCCCGAAGAGCGCAGCGGTCGAATTGTTGACCGACGTGCGATCCCCGGCCGCCGTCCGGTAGCCGGCGAGATCGGCGCCGCTCACCGTCGAGCCGGTACGGAACCCGAGGGACAGGGCCGTGGCCTGCATCGCCGAGGCCGTGACAGCGTTCGACGTGATGTCGCCTGCGAGGAAGAAGCCGCCCCGCATCTCGGACGCCGAGACGGTGATCTCGGCCGTGGCCGTGCCGATCAGCACGCGCAGGCCGGCGAGATCCGTTCCCGACAGGGACGGGCTATCGCGCCCACCCGACTTGATGCCGTGGCCGAAGATCGTGTCGGCGGAGAGAACGGTCGAGAGTGCGCTACCGAGCTTCAGGCGGGTCGCCGAGGCCGTGGTGCCGCTCGTGACGACCGATCCGAGGCCGCCACGCGCATAAAGAGCACCGGCCGCGAAGCTCGCGCTGACGCTATCCGACGCCCGCGAGGCGTCGATGATCGGCGTCAGGCCATATACGCCTGCCCCGTAGTCGCCGAGGCCGTAGGCGTACATGGCTTATTCGAGCGTGACCTTGATCGCGCCGGCCGGGAAGCGGAACACGTCGCCGTTGTCGATGCGCTTGGAAGCGGCAAGCGGCGCGTGGTCGAGCATGTTGCCGCCGGTCGGCGCGTCGAAGATCGCCGCGTGCGTGATGGTGCCCCAATCGGCGGTCGCGACAGGGAACTCGAACGTGGAGGCGTTCACGGCCTGCGTCGGCGCGGTGCCGGAAACCGTCATGGCGCCGATAGGCTGCCGCGCGTAGCCGCCGCCCGAGACTTCCGTGCCGCCGCCGGCCTCGCCCGTCGCGGTCGTGAAGAGGGCCGCATAGAGCGTCGGCTTCGCGTAGGTGCCCGCGCCGAAGACGTGATCAAGCACCTTTTGTTCGAGGTAGTTCGTGAAGCTCACCCGAATGTCCTCCGTCGTGCGTTCAGCGGGCCGCCGGATGTAGCCGAGCGTTCCGCCTGAAGGTTGAGTTCGTTTAGGGCGTTGAGGGCGAGCGTCGCCCACGTCTGCACGCGCGCGTCCTCGGCAAGGAACGGCGCGCTCGCGACGAGAGAGCCGTACAGGTAGAGATCCGGGCTCTTCGTCAGGAGCCAAGTTTTCGCTCCCGGCGTGTTCAGGTCGAGTGCAGGCACCCGCGCGTAATAGAGAAGCTCCACCGACACAGTACCGCCGCCGCGCGGGTAGGGCGCGATCACGAAATGATCGCCTTCGATCCCGAAGAACCGAGGCCGGGTCGCGTCAGGGTAGCGACCGACGTACTCCGTCCGCTCGCCCACAGGCTGATAGCCGAGCGTGATCCCGGCGAGGTGGCCGGGGGCCGCGATGGTCAGGCTCTTCGCTTCAAGGAAGTCGGTCGGAAGCTTCACGCGGGCTCCCTCAGCCTCCGTCCCGACGCGCTTCAGCATCTCAGGCACGCGCAGCGAGCGATTGAACGATGCCTCTGCGAGACGCACGAAACCGGGGATCTCATTGGTGAGATCCTCCCGGTTCAAGAAAGTCGCGATGGCGGAGACGAGGCCGGGGCCGGTGGACAGGTCCATCAGACGCGCTCCTCGCTGACCCGGAAGGCCCGGTTATCCGGGTCGTTCAGCCATTTCCGCCACTTGGCGTCGTCGTAAGCCCAACCCTCGCGAAGGGCTTGCTCGTAAATCGGCACCGGGACGCGAGCGACGAGCCGGAAGCGTTCCTTGCCCGTCTGCATCTCGCGCAGCGCCTTGTTCTCTTCGATCAGGGGCTCGCATTCCTGCTCGGCCACGGCCGTGAACTGCCCATAGAAGCCGTCGAGCGGGTCGTTCACGAGGATGCGTTTCAGTGTGCCTCGCGCCTCATAGACCGTCTGCTGCGTCGCCATTGTTCTTGTCCTGAAGGAAGCGAGGAGGGCGGGGCCGATCTCAGTCCCGCCATTTTCCGGCGTCTCCCCAACCGCAACACTATATCGTTGCGCTACGCGGCCGAAGTCGTCAGGTCCGCGATCTTCGCGTGGGCCGCCTCGTTGCCGACCTCGACGCCCCACTCGGCGAGGAGCATCTTCGTCTCGGCATCGCCGATCTTCGCCATATCGCGGGTACGGAAGTTCCGCAGGAACGCGATCTTGACGTAGTTCGGATCGAGGATCAGCACCGTGCGCTGACGGTGCCACCGGCTCGGGCGCGTGCGGATGCGGCCGAAGTCGGAAGCATAGATGTCAACGGAGTTGACGACCTCGCTCTTACCGACCATGACCTGCGAGTTGTTGCGGCCGGCGAAGCCGGTGAACACCCGCTTATTCCACGACCCGATGAAGGCTTCCGTAGGCTCGGCGCCGTTGTCGTAGGCCATCTGAAGCGTGTCGAGGAACAGGGCCTCCGTAAAGACGCGCTGCGTGCCGTCCACGATGGTGTCGTAGGCGTCGTCCGGCGGGACATAGCCGGCCCCGGCGTTCACGTTGGTCTTGATCCAATGCTCAAGGCCACGGGTCTGCCGGGCGGTGTTGTCGTCCGTCGCGTCGATACGCGGCTGCGGGCCGAGCGCAATGCTCTCCATGTCCCGCTTCAGAGCCTTGCCGGCGAGCGCCATTTGATGCGCCATCTCCGAACCTTTGCCGGCCGCGTCCACCGCCTCCTGCGTGCCCGACACGGTGGCGTCGCGCTCGGAGATCTGCACGGTGTTGGACAGGCGGATGGTCGGCGTGGAGGGCTGCCGGTCGAGCACGAAGCCCTCGACGCGACGGTTCCCAATGTCCACACCCGGCAGCTTCTCAGTCTGCCAATCGAAGATGACGTTTCGGACGTTCCGGCGACCCGCCATCGTGAAAAACGGCGTATCGAATGGGTCGATGTTGTAGATGATGTCGCTCAGATCCTCGCGGTTCGCCTTGGCGTCCCGCGTAGTGTAAGCGTTCTGTACCTTGGGCATACTGTGAAACCCTGCTTCCGACCTCCTCGATTACCCGAGGAGGAACTGCATCGCCTTAGCAGCATCTTGGACGCTGCCGGTTTGAGCGAGACGCTTCATCGCTTTGGACCGTTCGGTGGCGCGCTGCGGGGGTTTGTTCGACGAACCGCTCTTCAGGGGCGCGGGTGCCTTGGCTTGTGCCACCGGCTTGCCCTTTTTCGCCATGAGGCGGTCGTATTTCATCGCTTTGTATAGGGCGACGACGGCTCGACTGTCGGTTGCCTGCGCCAATTCCTCGGCGGTGAACCCGAGCTTCAGCCCGTATTCACGCATCGCGGCCTTGTCGCGCTCCCACACCTGCTTGTCGCGCCATGCCGGCACTGCCTCCAAGAGCCGTTCGCGCTCCTGCGCGACCAACTCGTTGATGGCCTGCACCTGTGCCCTCTGCTCCTCAAGCGCGAGCCGCTGCCTTTCGGCGCGGATCGCGTCCTGCTGCTCCTTATACTGCTCGTAGGCCGCCCACTGAGCCGCATACTCAAGCGGGTCGGTCTGCCGCAGCGACGGATCAGGCGCCTTCACCTCGAACGCCTGAAGGCGCTCGGAGAGGGCGGTCAGGAGCGTCGCGTACTGCGCGCGTTCCGTTCGGACGGCCTGTGCCTCGGCTTGGAACGCCCTGCGCTCCTCGGCAAGCTCGGCCGTCTTTCGCGAGTAATCCGACTGACGCTGATAACCCGCGAGCGCCTCGCTGAGCGGGACCTGCACCTCCTTGCCGTCGATCTTGACGGTGACGGGCGTGTCCGGCTTCAGTTCGGCGGCCTTGGGCTCGCCATCTTGGTCGTCGGCCTCGTCCTCGGAACCTTCGTCGTCCTCGGCGTCGCCGTCGTCGGCCTCGTCGGCCTCGTCGTCGTCTGCCTCGGTCTCGGAAGGCGTCTCGTCCTCGTCCTCGGCCTCAAGCGCCTCCGCCTCGTCGGCGTCGGCTTCGTCGTCCTCCGGGCGCTTCCTTTTCGGCTCGGGTTGGGCGCTACCGCCTCCCAAGAGCCGCTCGAAAGCCGCAACGGTGGCTTCGTGGCCTCCGGTCTCCTGCCCGTGGGCGGAGTTATCGGTGGTCTCGATGGTCATAGGAAAATGTCCTCATGGCAGGTTAGTTTCAAGTCCCCGTGCGGCGATTATTGAAGGCGGCGATCTTGCCGCCGTTCGCGACCGCTTCGAGGTCTGCTTCGAGGTCCGCGAGAGCACGGAGCCTGAAGTAGGCGATCTCGCGCTTCTCCACGTCTTCAGGTGAAGAGGTGGTCCACGCGGCGATGTAGTCTTTATAGAGCCGCTCGAAGGCGGCCCGCAGCGTCGGGTTGTCGATCAGAACCTTGGCTGCGTGCGCCTTTGCTTGCGCCTCGGCGACCTGCTGCTTCACGTCGTCTTGCGAGCGCATCACGCGGCCTCCTGTCGGCTCTGCTGCGCCCGCGCGGCCTCCTCACGGCCGCGCTCACCCTCAAAGAGCTTCAGGGCGCGGTCGCGCTCGCGCTGCTCGGCGTCGAAGGACCGGGCGCGCTCGCCCTCCTCCTCGTCGTAGGCGCGCTGCACGATGATCTCGGTGAGCCGGTTCGTGATCTGCCCGGTGTCGCGCTCGCGCTGAATGGCGGCGTTGATCTCCTGCTCGCGGAGGTTCACCGCGTAGCGGGCCTCAATCTCGGCCATCTTCAGGTAGCGTTCCTGCGCGAGCTTCGCGTTTTCGAGGGCCATGCGGTTCTGCTCCGCCTGCACCTCGCGCTCGTGCTTCATCGCCTCCGCCTGCGCTTGGATCTGAAGCTTCTGCGCCTCAATCTGTGCGAGAATGGCGGTCGGGTCGGGCGGCTGTTGCTGATTTTGGTTGGCGGGTATTGCCGCTGCATCCACTTGCGCGAAATACTTGGTGATGTCTCGCTCACCGCCAATTTCCATGATCTTCGCATAGGTGTTGCGAAGATGGCCGACATTGCATAGAGGATTAGCGGGACCGGCAGCCGCAATGATCTGCTCCTGCTTGGCGGCGATCATCATGTAAAGCTGAAGGCGGTCGCGATCCGTGCCTCGGCCAAGGCCGATATTTACATACACATCCATGTCCGCGTCCCACACGCGGGGATCAACGGACACCCATTTGTTTCGGAGCCGCACCATGCGCGGCTTGTCGGAATGCTGCACCGCGAGCCGCAGGAGCCCGCGCATGAGGCGCCGGATGCCCGTCTCGGCGAAGATCCGGGCAATCATCTCGATCCGCTCCTGTGCGGCCGTGGTGACGGCCTGCACGGCGTCCTGTGTCGAGGATTGGAGGGCATCGGCGTTCACGCCGTTCGGCCCATCCGTCACACCCGTGCGCCGGCTCTTCGTGTCGTCGAGATAGGCGAGGAGGGGGAGCGAATACTGCCCGACGAACGCCTTTTCGAGTTCCTGCACCATGCCCGGCGCGCGAGCGCGGATGATGGCGCCGACCTCGGTGTTCAGGGCATCATCGACATTGACCTGCCCCTCGACGATCACCGTGCGCGGGTGGATGGAGTTCGCGAGGCTGTCGAGCGTGTTGCGCACAACGGCCGTCTTGATCTCCTGAAGGTCCATGACCTGATCGGCGATGGAGAACCCGACGATCTTGTGGGGCTCGGGATCGGGGCAGAGGAGCCCGAACGGCACCTCATCGGACCACAGAACGTCGTCCGGCTCGCCCGTCTCGGGATCGGTGAGGATGTAGGGGTTCGTCGGGTTGATGCCCCGGATGCGGCGCCGCTCGGCGATGCCGTCGCCGTCGCGGTCGATCAGGACGTAGGCTTCAAAGAACGTCACCTCGTCGTGCGCGCTGTCGCCGCCGTTCTCGTTGACCGGATAGTCCGTCTCGGCGCGTGCCGTGCGCAGAGGGGAGAACCGCAGACGGTCCTCGGAACCCATGTTGGCGCGGATCTCCCCCTCGTCGTACCCCATCTCGACGAGTTGGGAGACAGTGAGATCACGGCGGCGGCCGATGATCTTCGCGTCGTCCTCGTCGAGGGCGTCCACGGAGACGAAGAACTCCTCGGGCGGACAGGTCGTCGCCCGGATCAGCTTTTCGGTCGTCTCGCGGCGCACACGGACGCGAAAAAGGGGCTCGGGAGGCGGCAGTTGGCCCGCCGCGAGCATCTCGGGCGGCAGAGGATCGTCAGATGGCACCGTTTCGGTCTGCTGCACCTCGTCGAGTATAGTCACACCCTCTTCCGAGCGCAGAATATCGACCTCCTCGGCCGTCATATCCGAGTAGTCGAGTTCCTCGACGCGGACTTTGTGCTCGATCCACCACATGAGGACGCCGATCTTGCGCACAAGAGCGTCTTTGAAACCGTTGTAGAGGACCCGGAAACCCTGATTTTCGCCGTAGAAGAGGTAGTTGACGGCATCCGTAGCCTGTTCGGCCTGCGGCACCTTCTCTTCCGAGGTCGGAATGAACTCGACGACCCGTTCCGAGCCCGTGAAAATTCGCAGGAGGCTCGGGACCATGGCCTGCACTACGTCCCGAACCTCCGTCATCACGACCTGCGACCGGCCATCCTCCTCGTTGCCGAGTGGGTCGCCCCGGTAGTATTCAGTCGCCTGCTCCATTTCAGGCGTGACGACTTCATCCATGTAGCGGATAGCGTCGTCGGCGAGCTTCCCAAGCGTGGCGAGATACTCGTCGCCGTCCGCAGGCGCACGCTCGGGCGTTGTCGCTCCTACCCTGTCATTGTCGCGTCTCCCTGCCATGTCAGGGGTGCTTCCTCCTCGCCGTGACCGGACGGATATAGGGAGCCATTCCTACACCCGGAAAGGGGCGGGTGGTCAAATCTTCCTAGCGAATAAGGCCGCGATCTTCGGGTTGTCGTAGAACACGGCCTGAAGCTGATTGGCGAGGCGCCGCACGATATGCTCCTCGTTCGGCGTCTCACCGAGGGGCAGCACGTAGCCCGTATAGAAGCAGGCGTGCAGGATCTCGTGCAGAAGGGTGTTCAGGGCCTCGTCACGGCTCACGCCGTCCGTGCAAATGGCGATCTCGTTCGCGTCGTTGTCGCAATAGCCGTAGCTCTTGTCCTCGCGAGCCTCGCGTTCGGACATCCTGCGCAGCCGATACCGCTTGTAGCCGACCTTCACGTGGCGCGGCAGGTCGATCATCACCGAACCCCCTTGATGTTCCGTTTGAGCGGCTGCCCCCGCACCCAATGCGAACCTGTGCCGCCCACACGCGACGCCACCGACGCGAAGGTGAGGCACAAAGCGTCGGCGCGGTCGGGCGAGCGCAGGCCGCGTTTCTTCATTTCGGCCTTGCCCTCGACTTTGAGCTTGCCGTTCGAGGTGAAGCTGTAGGTCGGCGAGACGAGTTCCTGCCGAAGGTCGTCGTCCTGTGGCAGCTTGCACGCTCGCGCGCGCAGCCAATCGCGCACCGCGAGCCACAATTCGTCGCGAAGCTTCGCCGCCTTCGGGTTCATGGCGGTCGCTTCAGACACGTTCACGTCGCGGCAGTTGAAGCCGAGTTCGCGCAGGCGATCCGCGACACCGGCACCGATGCCGATGCTATCGACGAGGATCTCGTAGGGCTTGTCCGAGCGCGCCTGAATGCCGTCCTCAGCAAGCTCGTTCACGACCGCGCCGACGAGCGCCATGGTGTCGAGGTTTCGCCACACCTTCAGGGGCAGCACGACGTTGCCGATCCGCCGGCAGAGCACCGACCTGTCGTCGCCGAACCGCGCGCAGTCGAGACCGTACAGGATCGTGTTCTTCGGGTCGTGCGCGATGTCGCGGACAATCGCCGCGTCCACGAGTTCGGCCGCAATGAGCGTGTCGTCGTCGCGCGTCGGGAACTCGCCGAGAACGCGCACCCGATAGGCATTCGACTCCTCGCCGTAGGTCTCGGCCGTCTGCTTGATGAAGTCCGGGCTGACGAGCCGGTTCTTCAGGGACGACCAATGCAACGTGAACCACGAGCCTTTCAGTTCGTGGTGCGTCCTGAAGAACAGGCCGCTCGTGCGGGTCGGGTTCGAGATCAGGACTGTATGCGCCGAGTGGCCCGACATCGAACCCGAGGCGCTCTCGAACACAGGCTCGGGCACCGCCGACGCCTCGTCCACAATCAGCAGGACGTGCTCGGCGTGGATACCCGCGAGGGCCTCGGGCCTGTCGGCCGACGACGTGCGGGCCGAGATAAACGACCGCTCGGGTGCCGCGAGGAGGACGACACGATCTGAGAACACCTCGAATAGGCCGCGCAGCACGGGTGGCAGGGCCGCGATCCACCGCTTCAACTCGGCGAAGAGGGCGTCGAATAGCTGCCCGGCGGTCGGCGCGGTGCAGACCGTTTTCTGCGGGAACCGCGTCAGCATGAACCAAATCATGCCCCACGAGCACGCGGTCGATTTTCCGACGCCATGGCCCGCGCGAATGCTGATCCGCCGCTCGCCGCGCGCGAGAGCGGTCAGGAACTCCTCCTGATCCTCGGTCGGCTCGGCTTTCAGCACGTTCCTAACGAGGCCGACCGGATCGTTGTAATAGCGCCGCCGAAACGCGATGAAGAACGCGTCCACGACTTCGGGGGATGCGTCAGGCTCGGGATCGGGCGGCAGGGCTTTAGAATTGTCCGCAGACGGCCGTTCGGGCTCGAGCGGGTGTTCGGATACCGGCACCGGCGCCTCGGGCGTCTCCTGCGCGATTTCTGCGATTTTTTCGGCCGCCGGGGTGTCGGGGGAAACCGGGGCCGGGGGGAGGGGGGTGGTCTCGGGTGTCGCGTTTTCGTTGGCGGGGTGTAGCGGATCATCCCCCCGGCTTTCGCAGGCGCGGTCGAGGGACCCGACGAGGGCCGGGGGGCCTCCGGGCCTGCCGGCCCGTCGCCCGCGCTTGCCTGCCTTCGGGGCGCTCACCTTCTGCCTCTTCGCGAGTTCACTTGTCATAAAAGCAAGTTGGCTCGCCTTATCTATCAATGACTTAGGCGGGCTCATGGTCAATCACAGTACCCGAAGATACCCCATTCCCGTCTAGCAGCGCCTTCAGGTGGCTCTCGTGTAGGTTTAAAGTCCTAACGTCTGCCTCGACAGACTGAACCGGCTTCCCGTATCCCCGATCAAGCAGGATGTTCACGGCCTGAAGCCGCACCTTCATTGCGAGCTTGCGGTCGCGGATTGCTTCGAGCACGACCGCGAGAGCTTCATCCGTATGCGCGCGGGCCGCTTCCCGCAGATCCTTCGGCATCGCGGCGCCACGGCCGCGCGGATTGAGCGTCGGCCCGCCTTTCACGAGCTTCCCGTCAGGCCGGCGCATCGGCACGGACGAGTTCCCGCTAGTTTCCACAATCTCAGACTGTGAAATGGTTTCACGCCCCACAACTGTGGAATTGCTCATATGACGCCGGCCTTTACACCATAGAGCGCAACCATTGCGGCCTCGGCCCGCCCGTCATGTCGCGACAGCGGCCAATGCGCATCGGAGCCGCCGAACAACTCCGTTGCCCGAGCACGCGACAGCCGCTTATCGGCAGGCGCCCGCATGGCGCGCTTCCACACTGCGGGCGCCACAAATTCCGGCACGATGCCCGCCGCGATTAGCGCGGCCTCGATGATGCCCGCGCCTCGCCCGAACGAGAAGGCGCCGCTAACACCCATGCCGGGCGCCGCATTGACCGCTTCCACAATTGCGCCCGAGATCGGACGAGCCGCCGCGAGATCCCGGACGAGCCGCACGAGCCCGCCCGCGTCAATCTTCTGTTTGCGCTTGCCTCGCACCTTGGCGCCGACCTTCGGCAGATCCTCGCACCGCTCGACAATAGCCGCGCCGTCATCACCGATGTGCAGCACCGCGAAAGCCCCGCCTAATCCCGGATCGCAACCAATCACATACCGCGTCGTCATAGGACGATATTCAGTGACGACGGCACGCTGCGCAATACCCGAAACGGTCAATTTCTCGCCCCACCCCGCACCGACCCCGGCACGAGCCCCGCGCGGCTTGCCTTAGAAGCCTGCCTTGCTTTGCCTTTTTCCTACCTCCCCGTACAACTCCCCTATATCCCCCCTATACCTCCTCTATTATACCATCCATCCTTATAAGGTAGGGTAGGGTAAGGCATATAAGGCAAGCTCAAAAGAGCGTTATATTTCAACACGTTATGGCGCCTGAGAATCGGGTGATCTCCCGAGGCTGCCTTAAGGCCACGCCCAAATCGGCGCGTGCCGAAATTCGCGCAATTCAATTTCCGCAATTTGCCTCGGGTCGGATCGAGTTTTTCGCCTGCCCTCTTGCCTCCCCTCCCGATACCCGATATACATGGTGTCGCGACGGCGCGAGACAGCGCCGCGACACTGCCAAGAGGTTACAGCGATGTCTCTTCCCGCCTTCTCGGGCCTTTGCACCTATGGCCCGGCCGCGACTTTAGAGCTTCCCGGCGGCTACACTGCGCAGGCGCGCATTCAGTATGACGACAGCATGGGCGAGCCGTGGAAAGAGCACGACGGCCATGGCCCCGTGACCGATTGGCGCCGTGCGAGCTACCGGCACGGGCGCCCGGCGAAATCGCCCGGTGAACGGCTTCTCGTTTCGGATGGTAGCAACGCGCGCTTCTATGACTTCGCCGAGGCCGTGCGCATCGCGTTGCGCGACGGATGGGGATGTGAGGGCGGACGGAAGAAAGGCGAGACGGCGCGCGCCTATGCGGCACGTGCGGCAGAGGCCGATTTCCGGCGCCTTCAGGCATGGTGCAGCGGCGAATGGCATTGGTGCGGCGTTGTCGTGACCGTTTTCAAGGCCGGGATCGAACTCGGCTCGGCCTCCCTTTGGGGGATCGAAAGCGACGCGGGCGACTATCTCGCCGAAGTCGCGAATGAGCTTCTCCCGGAAGCTCTCGACGATGCGAAAGCCCGCGTGGCCGAACTCGCCGAGGAACTCGCGGCATGATCGAAGCCGCAACCTTCCTCGCATGGGCGTGCTTCCTCTGCCTCATGGCAGAGGTTGCACGGCTCGTCTCACACGGTCCCGAGTAGGGTAGGACAAAAAAGCCGTAAATCGGGTATTGTCTTCTCGTGATACCCGAAATACATAGTGTCACAAGACGGGCCGCTAGAGCCCGCCGCAACTGCCAAGAGGTCACACGATGAACACCGACAACCGCACGCTCGAAATCCGCATTGACGAAGCCGCGCGGCGCCTCGTTCAGAACGAGGTGATTGCCTGCCTCTCGTCCCTCGTTTCGACCCTCGCGGAGGGCTACGGCGATACGGGCAACCCTATCTCAGGCCGCCGTTCGGCATTGGCGGAACTGACGGAGGAAGCCCTAGAACTCTGCGCTCCCGTTCAGGATTGGGAGGAGGCCGCGTTGCAAGCCGGCATCGAGATCCGGGAGCGCAATTCCCTCTTCTATGCCGACCTGAAGGGGATGCGCCACGAAGGTTTCGGCACGAAGGAAGCCGCAGCGAAGGCCGCGTGCGAGGCCGAAGGCGTCGAGCCTTATGAGTGGGAGGTGTTCGAGCATTGGGCGGTGTCGGGATGGCTCGCCCGGCGCCTCGAACAAGCGGGCGAGCGCGTCGCCTATGACTTCGCCGGCTTCCCGGCCGTTTGGGCTCGCACGACGACCGGGCAGGCTATCGCGGCTGATGGCGTCATTCGCGAGATCGCTCGCGAGATCGCCGCCTAACAGCACCGCACCACAGCAAATAAAAATCCGGGTATCGTGCAAAAACCGCTTGCGGTGATACCCGATACCCGATACACACGATGACGCCACGGGTCGCGGATCACGACGAACCGGGCAACTGCCAAGAGGTCACACCGATGGATACCGTCTCAATCGAGATCCCGTTTCCCGGCTTCTATCACTCGATCCTGTCGGACGAACTCGACTACGTGGAAGAGCAAGAGATCGAGTATTTCGCCGAGCACAGGCAAGCCGAGGAAGGCGTGCCGGAAGAGCTTAGGCTAGACGCCTTCGAATACGGCGACATCCTCATGCGTCACACCGACTATTCGGTGGCGCACGAACGGGTCGCGAAGGCATGGGTTGACGGGTTCAACCTTGTTGCCGAAGAGATGCTCGGGTTCAATCCCGGCTTCGTCTTTGAGGAGACGACGAGCCCGCGTGAATACAATTTCGAGACGGATCGAGTTTTCGCGCGGTGCCCGGTCGATACGGTTCGCAAACTGCGGGCGATGGTCGATCCTGACCGCCTCGCCGAAGTGATGCGAGAGCGCCACACATCCCGCAGCGGGTTCATTTCCTTCTACTCGCCCGACCTCGCCGATTGGCCGGACGACGTGACCGAATGGGACCACAACCAACTCGGCACGCTCCTGCGGGCCTGCCTGCCTGAAGACGACCGGAGCGAAGAGGGCGTCACGTGGCGCGTGTTCTACGCCATCACGGACGACGGCGGTTTCTATTGGGATTGGAGCGAAGCCGTCGATTGGAAGGCGGTTGAAGCGGCCGTGAACGAGGCCCGCGACGAGAAGCTTGCCGAGATCCGGGCGGATGATCCCGATTACGAGGCGCCCGCGCCCCGGTGTCCGTACACGGGCGACCTGTTCAGGTTCGCGGAAAGCCGCGCGTGATGCCTGACATCTACATTCATGGGGCTGTTTCTGCGGCCCGTCGCGTCCTTCTCGACGCGCAGGCGCATGCCGCCGCAACCGTGATCGTGGCGACGTTTTCGGTCGCCCTCGCCGCCCTCGCGATGATCGGCGCGGCCTTCGCCATCTGCCTGTGAGGCTCCGCCATGAGAGGCCCGACCATACGAAACGCGAAGGCGCGGGACGCCCTAGCCCGGTGCGGCAAGTCTGTCCGCATCGTGGGTGGCAAGCGGCACCTGAAGGTGTTCATCGACGGCCGTTTCGCCGGCATCACCTGCCGAACGCGCGGCACCGAACATCAAGAATTCAATACACGTAACCTTGTGGCTCAGATCAGGAGGGCTAGCCGTGCAGGATAACCGCAGCATGGGCTGTGCGGACGAGCGCACGCCAAAGTTTATCAAAGGTGACAAGGTGGTGAAATTCACGGGAGAGGCGCGATGGTTCGGCGAAGTGCGCGACGTATATTGGACAAAACGCGGCTCTGTTCGCTACGTCGTCGAAGTCGAGCCACAGGGGTTTCAGATGATCGCGGCACCGTCGCAGTTGAGAGCGGCTGAGCAAGGGGAGAGCTACCTGTCTGTTCTGTACACGAACGAATGACGCCACGGCCGGTGGCCGGTGCGCCGGCCCCCCACCGTGGCGCCATTCCGGCGACCACAACAGCCCGAATGGACGGGCGAAGGAAAGGACACGCTGCCATGACTACCGAGTTTCCCACGCCCAAGGGTTTCGCCGCTGTGACGGTCGATAGCCCCGAGGGCGCCTTCCTCGCCGACCTCTGCGATAAGGTTTCGCAGGGCCTCGCCGCCATGATGGACATCGCCTGCCGCGCCGGCATCAATCCCGAGGGCGTGGCGCATCTCATGGCGTCCTGTTTCGGTCAGACGGTCGGACGGATCGCGGCCGGCGAAACCTTCGACCCCGAGATACGCGATGCCGACCGGCCGAAGCTGATCGGGCCGCATTCGCAGGCCGAGTTCGCGGACGCGCTCTGCACGGCGGTGCGGGCGAATATCGACCTCGCCTTCGCGCAGGCACGGGCGTGGTACTCGCCCGAGAACAAGCAGCGGCGCGAGTTCATCTCCGCCCCCGTCATGGGCTCTGCCTGACCGAGACGGCCCCGAAGGACGGGACGGATGTTCTGTTGCTCCTTCGGGGCCGGCATCACGTCATAGCTCATTGGTTTGAGCCTTGGACGTGTTGGCTGATCGGCGACGATCCGAGATACCCCGAAGAAGAAGAGGAGCGGTTTGGGATTGGACAGAACGTTCCGACCCACTGGCGCCCTCTTCCTGCCCCACCTCCCGCCTGACCTCGCAACAGCCGTGCGGAGTGGGTATATATTCCGCACACTCCCTTAACTTGTGAGGACATTCCTATGAACGTGAACATGAACGCCGTGGCGAACTTCATGCGCGCCTACGGCTATTCCGAGGATCTCGTGCGCAAGGGCCTCGACGCCGCGCAGGGCGCGGCGGACGAGAATGAGGCGCTCGAACGGGCGATGTCCGCCATCATGTACGGCCCGGCCGACCTCGCCGCCGGCAAGCGGTTCGTCGTGCCGCCCGGCATTGATTGGGCGCGCGAGTTCCACGAGGACCGGCGCGACTTCGGCGAGGCCGCGAACCCGGATAGCGGGCTCGCCCGGACCTACCGCGAAGGGCAGGAGGTGCCCGACTACGAGGCCGAGGCGGCACCGCACGACGAGCCGGTGCCGCATACGCCCGAGCCGCCCTACGACGAGCGGCCCGAGGCCGAGAGCGTGAACGAGTTCGAGGGCAACGGCGACGACGAGGCGCAGAAGATGTTCTTCGCCGAAGCCGAGGCCCGCGAAGCCGAGAGCGGCGCCGCGTCTCTCGACGAGGTGCCCGACGAGGCGCCGAAGCGCACGCGCCGCAAGCGCGCCGCGTAACCCGAGATCGGGCGCGGCAGGGAGGCCGCGCCCACTCCCCTTTCCTCTCACCGACGATGCGGAAACCGTCACCATGCAAACCGTGAAAGAATGGCCGCCCGAGGTGCGCGCCCGTGCCATCGAAATGTCCCGCCTGCACGGCATGGCGGAGGCGGCGCGGCTGCTGAACGTGCCGCGATCCACGTTGCGAGATTGGGTGTATCGTGCTAACGGCCGCTTCGAGGAAGCGCAGGAGGAGGATCGCGCGCAGTTCATGCGCGACGCCGCCGCCCGACTTGCCGAGCGCGACGCGCGCAACGCACGCCTGCCGAACTTCAATATCGCCTATGACTACCTCGGCGATCCACCGCCCGGCAGGTCTGCGCTAGATCAGAAGCGCGGCCCCCGCCATGTGCTGCACTAGGTTGTGGCCGCCGCGTAGAGTTTCACAGGTCGGATCGGCGCATGGCGCCGATCCCTCACCCCCGCCGATGGGCCGAAAGGCCGCGAGGTTCAGGTCGGCGGTGGGTTTTCCCACTGACCTCATGGCAGAGACTTAGCCCGGCCGCCTCGTGCGCGCCGGGCCTTTTTCGCTTGACACATAGGAATGAAAGACTAAGAGAACGAACCGTGAACAGACCGAATTCCTATGGAACCTCGAAACGATGACGACTTGTCGCAGGACACCACCCCCACCGTTTACAATCACCCATCATCGTTAACCGCTTCAACTTCCACGATTATTCGCGGTATTCGATGAAAGACGATACCCGCATAACAGGGTTTGCGAAAACGCCGCCTTCGGGTATCCAACTCACACGGACGTGAACACTAATGATTTGCGCCGTACTGCCATGAGGCGGGAAAACCCGCCGTCGTTACCGAGTAAACCGAGCCGAGGGTGAACCATGACAACCGTATTCCCGGCATCTCTGCGAAGCATTCCGTGTGGCGCATCCGCGCCGCGCGCGTGAACACCTTTCGCAGCGGGGTACATCCGTCGTGGTCGATCTCCGGCCATATCAGATCGAGGGCGTGGACTTCCTTCGGGACCGATCCGCGATCCTCGCGTGGGAACCCGGCGTCGGAAAGACGTTCGCTTTGATCGGCGCGGGGGCGCGCGTCGGGTTCCCACAACTTTACACCTGCCCGGCCCACCTGCGGTTGCAGGTCCGCAATTCTGCACTCGACTTCGACCCGACGCTCAGGGTGCAGGTGATCGAGGGCCGTGATCCCGAGATCGACGACCGCGCGGACATCGTGATCGCCTCCTACAATGGCATCGCGGGCGACGAGCGCGACGTGCGGCTGTTCCGCTCCGCGTTCAAGCGTCGGTGGCGGTCGCTCGTGCTCGACGAGGGCCACTACCTCAAGAGCCGCGACGCGCGCCGCACGAAGGCGATCTACGGCGCCCGCACGACCTCCAACGGCGCGCTTTTCCGCCGGGCCGACCGTGTGTGGGTTGCGACCGGCTCGCCTGTGGTCGCGCATCCGGCCGACCTGTGGACGCACTATTCGCGTCTCTTCCCCTTCGCCGTCCTGAACGATGCGGACGAGCCGCTGACCTACGACGAGTGGGTGGATCGGTACTGCATCACGAAGCACGACGGGTTCGGCGAGAAGATCGTCGGCGCGAAGAACCTCGACGACCTCCGCGAGAACCTCGCACCATTCATGCAGGTGCTCCGCTCGACGGACGTGCTCGACCTCGCGACGCCGACGATTGACACGATCCCGCTCACGCCGGCCGGCATCAAGCGCGGTTACACGCCCGTGCTCTCGCCCGAGGCGCTCGCGCAGATCGAACGCTGCCTCGACGCGGATGCCGGGCTCGACGAACTTGCGGTGCCGCTCGCGACCGAACGGCGCCTGATCGCCGAGGCGAAGGCGGCGGCCGTGGCGGATGCCATCGCCGACGAACTCGACGGCGGCCGGGACAAGATCGCCGTGTTCGGGCACCACCTTCAGGCGCTCGACATCCTCTACCATCGGCTCTCGCGCTTCGACCCGGTGCTCTACACGGGCGGCATGGCGCCGGCCACCAAAGAGGCGCGCAAGAACCTCTACATCAACGAGCCGCGCTGCCGCGTCTTCATCGGCAATATCGACGCCGCCGGCATCGGGCTCGACGGGCTTCAGACCGTCTGCGCTCGCGCGATCTTCGCCGAGGCGTCGTGGTCCGAGGTGATGAACGATCAATGCGTCCGGCGCCTGTGGCGCTCAGGGCAGACGCGACCCGTCCATGTGAGCTTTGCTTCCCTTGCGGGGAGCATAGACGAGCGCGTGCAGAAAGCACTCGCTCGTAAGGCGAAGATAATCGCCAATATCATGCAGCCATGAGGTGCCCCAAAATGCTTGACCTGAACACCGTTAAATCCGAATGCCTCGCCGGGATGCTTGCCATCGGCAAGGATACGGCGACCGATCCGAAGACGCGGCTCGACGCCTTCATGGCCGTGATGCACGCTGCCTCGTTCATGGGCGATCCGGTCCTGACCGGCGACGAGATCGCGTTCGCGCCCGATCCGGCCGCGCCGACGCCCGAAGATGTGCAGGCTCGCGTCGAGGAAGTCGCGGAGAAGGCCGGGGTCGAGGTGACGGCGCCGAAGCGGCGCGGTCGCAAGCCGAGGGCCGAGGGAACCGAGGCGAAGGCCGAGGGGCCGCAGCCTGAGATCCGCGCCAACCCGGAAGATCGGCGCGAGGACCGTGCCGCGACCGTGACGGAGGCCATCCGGGGCGCCAAGGCCGACGAGGGGCCGAATTGGGACGATCCTATCGAGGACGAGCCCGAGATGCCCGAGGTGCCGGCCGCAACCAAGGCCGATGTCGTGGCGCTCCTGAACCTCTACTCGGCGAAGCATCCCGGCAAGGCGCAGGCCGCGCAGGCGGTGATCCGCAAGTACGGCGACGGGCTCCGCAACGTGCCCGAGGAGAAGTACGGCGAGCTCGCCGCCGAGCTTCGGGCCTACGTGGAGGGCTGAGCCGATGCAGCCCGAGATCAAGGTCCACGTCTATGACCGCACGCTGTTCCGGCTGCCGCACCGCATGGATGACCTGAAGCCGCCGAAGAACGCGGCCGAGATCGAAGAGACGGTGGTGCAGGTTGAGGTTCACCTGATCGCGGGCAAGGGCGAGACGGGCGAGCCGTCGAAGGAACTGCGTACCCTCCTCGTCCGCAAGGCCAACATCCTCGCGGCCGACGCCATGGCGGCGATCCACGCCGCCCGGCGTGAAGCGGAACTCGTGCCGTGATGGTCGAAACCGTCCACCCGAGCGACGTGACGGAAGCTCTCCGCATCGTCGTGAACCGCCTCGTCGGCGCCGGCATCGACCCGAACACCATCGTCCACTCCCTCCTGAAGGTGGCGGACGAGGTGACGGAACGGTGCCGGGAGATCGAGGCCGCGCCGAAGCAGGAGGTGTCGTGATGCCGGCGCAGAAGATCGGCTTCTGCCGTGTGTGGCGGAACTGCGTCGAATACGGCGAGCCCGAGTGGCCGAGCCATTCGTGGATGCTCGTCGAGTTCGACCTGTAGCGCGGGGGTGTAGGGGCCACCCCGCGCGAGGGTGGCGCGGCTTGTTGCGGTCGGCCGCGCCACCCACTTCGCTCCGTGATGTTACAACATAACAAATGACCCTGCCATGAGCACGAACCGCGCTACCCGCGCCGTCATTGCGCGTTTTGGCCGTTTCCTCGGCACCCTGCTTCTCGTCGGGAGCATCGGGACCGGGCTCGGCTACATCGCCGCCAAGCTTCTCGCGAGCCTGTGATGTCCGCCGCGCTCGCCGAACGGCGGGGCATGGGCGGCCACCACTCGCCCGTCCCCGAGACGCATGTGTGGCTCACGCCGCCCGAGATCCTTGAGGCGCTCGGCGGCGCCGAGAGCTTCGACCTCGATCCGGCAGCGTGCTCGGAACCGCGCCCGTGGCCGACCGCGAAACGCCATCTGACCGTCGAGGACGACGGGCTCGCGCACCCGTGGAAGGGCCGCGTGTGGCTCAATCCGCCCTATGGCGGCCCAAACATCATCGGCCCGTGGATGCGTCGCATGGCAATCCACAACCACGGCACGGCCCTGATCTTCGCGCGGACCGAGACGGATGTGTTTCAGGAGACGGTGTTCGGCCGTGCGACCGGCATTTTGTTCTTGCACGGCCGTCTGACCTTCCATCGCCCGGATGGCAGCCGTGCCGAACACAACGGCGGCGCCCCGTCCTGCCTTGTCGCCTACGGCGACGCCGATCTCACGATCCTGCAATGCAGCGGCCTCGACGGCACGCTCGTCACGCGGGGCGAGCTATGGGGGTTTGGTCGATGACCGGCCATTCGCGCTTCAGCGCCTCGGCGTCGCATCGGTGGCTCCGCTGCCCCGGCTCCATCCGCCTGTCAGAAGGCAAGCCGAACCCGGAGACGCCGTGGGCGGCCGAAGGCACCCGCCTGCACGAGGCTGCCGCCTCTGCCCTCTCGGTGTTCCGGCACGACCCGAAGGACCCTATCGCGTGGCCGGACTACGGCCTGACCACCGAACAGATCGAGGTGGTGCAGCAATACGTCCACACGATTGCCGCCGATCTCGAATGGGGTGATGTCCGGTGGGATCGCTTCCGTGTCGAGCAAAAGGTCAGCATCCCCGACCTGCATCCCGAATTCTTCGGCACGGCCGACTGCATCGTGGTCGCGGGCGGCAAGCTCACGGTCTACGACCTGAAATGCGGTGCCGGCGTCGAGGTGTTGGTCGATTACGACGGCGCCCTGAACCCGCAACTCGGCTATTACATGCTCGGCGCCATTGTGGCGCTCGGCGGCAAGGTTACGGTCGGCAACATCGAACTGCCGGCCGGTGTCCACGACCTCGAAACCGTGATCGTGCAGCCCCGGTTCGGCGGCGTGAAGCGCCGGGCCGTCGCCGTGACGGAGCTTCTCGAACTCGCGCACGACCTGTTCAAGCAGGCCATGGTCGCCGAGTTGGACGATGCGCCGCTCGCCGCCGGCAGCCATTGCCGCTTCTGCCTCGCCCGCGCCGAGTGCCCGGCCCTGCGCGAATGGGTGCGCGAGCAGGCCCGCCTTGAGTTCGGCTCGGCCGCCGACATGCCTGATCCCGACCTCTCGGCCGTCCTGCGCCTTGCGGACGTGATCGAGGCGTGGATCGCGGCCGTGCGCGAGGAAGCCCGGCGACGGATCGAGGGCGGCGAGGCGGTGCCCGGCTACGAACTGAAGCGCGGTCGCGAGGGCAACCGCACGTGGCGCAACCCCGAGGCCGCCTACGAGGCACTCGTCGAGTGGGGCATCCCCGCCGATCTCGCGGCGCCGCGCAAGCTCGTGTCGCCGGCCGAGGCCGAGCGGCTCGCCAAGATCCACGTCGGCGAGGAGATCGACCTTGCCGACATGGTGGAGCGCAAACCGGCCCCTGTGTCGGTGGTGCGTACGACTGCGGCCGACGACTTCGCGGCCGTTCCCGAGGAGGTGTGACGTGGAGAAACCCGAGATCAAGTTGGAGGACATCGACCCCGCCAACCCGACGCCCGAGGGGCTCGTGCGCCTCGCGCAGAAGGTGCCCGAGGCCGTCGAGGTGCTCGCCAAATTCGCGCTCGTGCGCGGGCTCGACGTGGGGAACGTCGGCGCGGCCATGAAGGTGCTCGCGGCGCCCATCGCGGCCTTCGCCGAAATGCTGAACGGGCACCCGGCGCAGGTCGCGCTCCGGGCCGTGCCCGGCAACCTCGTTCTGTCGGCGACCGACATCCCGCTTCAGGTCGCCCGGCAGGATCCCATCGTGACGCCTCCGCCACCCGCGAGCGGGCAGCAGGGCACGGTGCAGGAGATGGTCGATCCGGCGGCCGTTCAGCAACAACTCGACAAGGGCCGGTTCCCTGTCGGGTCACGATGATGGAGAGCCACATGATCCTGTTCGGGACGAAGACCCCGCCGAAGGTCGCCGAGATCACGGCGGCGCTTCAGAGCACGGTGGCGCAGCTTGCCGACTGCGCGACCGTTCACATGGACGAGGCCGCGAAAAAGCAGGCCGAGGCCGAACGGCTCCGCGCGGAAGCCGAGGAGCACCGCAACGAGGCCATCCTTGCGGAAAGCATCCGCGAGAAGATCGGGGCACTGCTGACACCCTGATCCCGTATTACCGTCAGCGTCACCAATAAAACAAAGGTACTGCCATGAGTGTTGAAAGGAACGGTGTTATTCTTCTCGGTCCCGGTCGTCTGAGCTACCCGCACCTCCTGAAGCCGCAGGAGACGGAGAATGGCCCGCGCTACAACACGAGCCTGTTGCTGCCGCCGACCTACGACTTCACGCTCCTGAAGGATCGCCTGAAGGCGGCGTGGATCAAGAAGTTCGGCGAGGACAAGGCGAAGTGGCCGAAGGGCGACCTGGTGCGCACGCCCGATAAGGTCATCAAGAAGGCCGAGGAGTGCTATCGCGCGGCGGACGGCTCGCGCCTTTACGGCCCTGAGTTCGACGGGTGGTTCGTCATCTCGGCGAGCACGAGCGGCGACGACGCCGGCCCGGAGATCGTGGACGCGATGAAGCAGCCCGTCACCTCGTCCCGCGAGGTGTATCCCGGCCGGTGGGCGCGGATCTCGGTGCGGCCCTACGGCTACGCCAACAAGACGCGCGGCGTCACGCTCGGGCTCGGCAACGTGCAGCTTCTCCGCCACGACACCCCGCTCGGCGGGCGCACCACGGCCGCGTCGGACTTCGACGAGGTGGCCGAGGAGATGGATGCCGACGACGGCGCTTGGGACTAGGCCCATGGCCTTCGTGTGGTTTCTCGCCGGCTGCATCGTCGGCCCGGTCACGCTCGGCGGCATTCTCCTGTCGCTCGTGGTCCGTGACCTGAACCGCTCGGACCTGCGCCACTACTGAGGCGCTCGCGGATCGGCTTCGGCCGATCCGCCTTCCCGTCTTCCCGTCCGATCAACCCCCGTTACGGAGGGCCTCGGCGTGCATAGACGCCCCGTTTACGAGACTGCCGCCGACCGTGAAAGCGAGAAAGACTTCGCACGGTGGCTCGCGGCCAAGTATTTCCCCTCATGCCATGTCGAGAAGCTGAGCATGGCCTATCGCGTGGACTTCGCGGTTTACAGCACCCACGACGGCGTGCGCCCGCGTTATCTACGCTGCTTTGTCGAATACAAGGACCGCTCGCGGAAATTCGCGTGGGCCGATTTCGAGCGCGAGGGCGTCTACCGCATCTCGCTCAACAAGCTCGCGCACGCGGCGCTCCTCTGCGAGCGCGCCGACGTGCCGTTCTATCTCGCCGTGAAGGTTAAGGACGGCACCTACATCGCTCGGCTCACGCCGGCCCGCATGGCAACGCTCGACGTATGCCATGACGGTCGAAAGGACCGCCGCGTTCGCTGCCCGGACACGGGCGAGATGATCTTCGATCCCGCAGACATGGAGCCGATGATCGAGGTGCCCGTGTCGCTCTTCGAGAAGGCGCGCTGACATGGAACGCAAGGGTGATTGGATGCAGACCTTCTCGGGTCGGCAGTTTTGGCCGCTCGACCCGCAGCCGAAGGACATCAAGCTCGTGGACATCGCGCACGCGCTGTCCATGCAGTGCCGCTACGCCGGCCACGTCAACAAGTTCTATTCGGTCGCCGAGCATTCGGTGCATGTCTCGAACGTGCTGCCGACGATCACGCTTCAGAAATGGGGGCTCCTGCATGACGCGGCCGAAGCCTACCTTGTGGATGTGCCGCGCCCGTTGAAGCCTTATCTCGCCGGCTACAAGGACGCCGAGGAACGGCTGCTTCAGGCCATCGCGGAGCGGTTCCGCCTGCCGTGGCCAATCCCGGACCTCGTGAAGCTCGCCGACAATTCGCTTCTCGCGGACGAGAAGGAACAACTCATGGCGAAAGAGCCGGCGCCGTGGGTGCTGCCGGCCGAGAAGTCGGGCGTGCGCATCAAGGCGCACCCGCCGGATGTCGCCAAGCAACTCTTCCTCATGCGCGCCGACGAACTGAAGGTGGATGGGTGATGGGCCTCACACTCCATTGCGATTTCGAGACGCGCTCGACCGTCGATATTCGGAAGGCCGGGCTCTACGTCTACGGCGCACACCCGACCACCGAAGTGCTCATGGTCGGCTTCGCGGCCAACGATGACGAGCCGGTGTGGTTTCGGCCCGGCGACAAGTCGGCGGCCGAGCGCGAGTTCAAGGATGCGCTCCGTCTCGCCGAGCGCGTCTGCGCGCACAACGCCGGGTTCGAGCGGCGGATGCTCACGGACGTGCTCGGGCCGCGTTTCGGCTATCATGTGCCACCGATCTCGCGCTTCGACTGTACGGCCGCGCGTGCCGCCATTCAGGCCCTCCCGCGATCCCTCGACGGCGCCCTGCGCGCCCTCGGGGCGAAGGTGCGGAAGGACAAGGAAGGGCACGCGCTCATGCTCCGCATGTGCAAGCCGCGCCGCACCTTCTCCCACAACGAGGAGGGCTACCCGGAGGCGCTCGCCCGCGCGCTCGACGGCGATCCGTGCTTCACCATCGACGGGCACCGCGTCATCGAATGGTGGGCGGACGAGCGCCGCATCGAACGCCTCGCGCAATACATGCTCGACGACGTGCGCGGTGAACAGGCGCTCGACAAGGCGCTCGCCCCGATGACGCCCGAGCACCGCGTCACATGGGAACTGATCGAGCACCTGAACGACAACGGCGTGCCGGCCGACGTACAGTTCATCAACGACGCGCGGTGGGCCGCGCATGTCGCCGCCGACGATCTCGACCGGCGGATGCGCAAAGTCACGGCCGGCGCCGTGCCGAAGGCATCGAACGTCGCGGGCCTGAAGCGGTGGTTGCAGGGCAACTATGGCATCGACTGCGGCGTGGCGCTCGACGACGAGCCCGAGGACGCCCCGGAAGAGAGCCTTGCGCCCGACGCGGCCGAGGAGGAGAAGCCGAAGGCCAAGCTCGACAAGAAACGGATCGGCGAGCTTCTGAAGGACCCGTCCGTTCCCGAGGAGGCGAAGGAAGCCCTCCGCATCCGGCAGCAGGCCGGCAAAACGAGCGTGAAGAAGTATCAGGCGCTCCTCGACCGGGTGTGCCCGGATGGGTGGGTGCGCGGCAACCTCGTTTTCCACGGCGCGAGCACGGGCCGCCTCGCCGGGGCCGGCGTGCAGATGCAGAACATGATCCGCGACGTGCGCAAGGATTGGGGCGTCGTTCGTGACGATCTCCTGACCCTCTCGCCCGAGGAGTTCGAGGCGAAGCATGGGCCGATGATGACGGCCCTATCGCAGATGATCCGAGGCTTCCTCGCAATCCCGGCCGATCTCGACGCCGAGTTGTGGTGGGCGGACTACGCGGCCGTGGAGGCGCGCGGCGTCGCGTGGCTCGCCGGGTGCGAGAAGCTCGTCGAACTCTTCGCCTCGGGCGGGAAGATTTACGAGGAGATGGCGCACGCGATCTACCCGCATTTCACCGTCGAGGAGATCACGCGCCGCGACAAGGCCGGCGAGGGCATCGAACGCTTCGTCGGCAAGCAGGTGGTGCTTGGCTGCGGCTACGGCATGGGGCCGCCGAAGTTCATCGTCCATTGCGACAACTTCAACGTCGCGGTGGACATGGCGACGGCGCAACTCGCCGTGCGCACCTACCGCGAGGAGTATCCCGAAATCCCCGCTTTGTGGCGCGGCCTCGAAGACGCGGCGAAGTGCGCGATCAGCAACCCCGGCAAGGTGTTCCGCTATCGCGAGATCGCGTTCAAACGCGACAAGCGGTGGCTGAAGATGCGCCTGCCGAGCGGCCGGCTGCTTTGGTATCGCAACCCGCGCCTCGTCGAGATCGAGACGGATTACGGCACCCGCGTCAACATCGAATACGACGCGGTGAACGCGGTCACGAAGAAATGGGGACCCGAGCGGACGTGGGGCGGCAAGCTCGCCGAGAACGCCGTGCAGGGCCTCTGCTTCGACCTCATTCGGGATGCGAAGCTGCGGCTGCGCGCCGCCGGCTACGACCCGATCCTCTCCGTCCACGACGAGGTGATTTGCCTCGTGTCCGGCGAGCGCATCCGCGCGGGCGCCAACGTGGACGAGATGCTCGCCCTCATGTGCGAGCTACCCGAATGGGCGGCGGGGTTCCCGCTCAAGGCGGAGGCGAAGACCGGCCGCCGATACAGCAAGTAGAGCCATGAGGAAGGGGAAGATGGCGCACTATGACTTCGTGGATACAGGCGGCAATGTCTCTGTCGTGCCGCTGCGGGGCGACAAGCCCGAGCACCTCGGGATGGCGGGCGTGAAATACGACGGCGGCAAGATCCGCTTCGACCTCGTGCCGCCGGACGCGCTCGCGGCCGTGGCGATGGTGCTGACCTTTGGGGCCGCTAAATATGCCGACCGGAATTGGGAGAAGGGGATCGACCTCGCCCGGCTCCGGGCCGCCATGATGCGGCATCTGAACCGGATCGAACTCGGCGAGGACATCGACGGCGAGACGGGCTTGCCCCACATGGCGCACGCGGCGTGCTGCGCGATGATGGCGCTCGCCTTGTGGATGCGGCAACCCACACCGCATGACAGCCGCGCCAAGAACCTGAACACGGTCACGACCGACAAGCTCTTCTCGGCGGTCGGCGGCGCCATTGCGAGGGTGCGGGGCGATGTTGCGGAGTGACGTTATCGAGGTGAAGACGGGTGCGGAGTTCTTCCGCGCCTGTGAAGAGCGGCGGCGCTCGGACGAAACCTCGTTCCGCCGCGTGTCGCGGAAGGCGGGCTACGCCCACAACACCTATCGCGGGTGGATGCGTGGTGAGCACGAGCCGCGCCTGACCACGGCACTCTCCTACGCGCAGGCGCTTGGGTTCAGGGTGCTCTTGGTCCCGGCGTGACAACGGCCTACCTCAAGGCCCTAAGCACGAAAACAGGTCTGCCATGAGCGAGGATAGGAATTTCGGGGCCGCGTCGCGGCCCTTCATCGACTATGCGGGCATCGACGCCCGTGACCTCCTCCCGATTATCCCGCACGACGCCAAGCTCTCCCCACAATCGAAGGTTCTTCCGCACTCCCTCGGCAAGGTGCCGGGCCGGTTCGACCGCGTGTCGGGTACGTGGATGGGTGCGAAGGGCAACGCCCTGTCGATGCCGCTCACGGATCGGCAGGTGGCGTTCATGGGTTCGTGGCCGACCGCGAATGTGGGCCTGCGGACGGAGTTCTACCCGGCCGTGGACATCGACGCGGAAAGCGAGCGCGCCCGCGACATCGTGCAGAAGGCCGTGGAAGACTTCCTCGGCTTCGCGCCGATCCGCGAGCGCGAGGGGTCGCCCCGTGCGCTCATGCTCTACCGCCTGATCGGCGACGAGCCGGTCCGCGTGATGCACCTGAAGTTCACGCTCGACCGGAAGACGCATAAGGTGGACATCCTCGGCAAGGGGCAGCAGTGCGTCATCGCCGGCACCCATCGCGAGGGGCAGAAGATCGGATGGCGCGAGGGCCATGACCTTCTGCAATGGGGCGTCACCGGCATGTCGGGCGTCACGGCCAAGGACATGCGCGATGTCTACGACGTGATCGTGCAAGCCGTGCAGGCGGCCGGCGGCGTGATCGACGAGCGGCAGCGCGTGCGGACGGGTTACGACGAGAGGGGCCGGCTCGGCGTCTATGTCGGCGACATCGAACCTTTCTGCGATCCCGAGCACGTCCTGTCCGTGCTCCGCCACATGCCGAACACCTACGAGACGCTGCCGCTGCACGACGACGTGGTGGCCTTCCTCGCGAGCCTGCGCGCCGCCCTCGGCAAGCGCGGCGACGAGTTCAAGGGTGAGGTCGCCGAATGGGCGGTCGCGAACGGCGCCTGCGATCTCGGTTATTTCGAGAAGACGTGGGCGAGCCTGACCTACGTTCACGCGAGCCCGGACTTCATCTTCCGAGTTGCCCGGCGCCACGGGTGGCGCGGCATGGCCGAGTTCGAGTTCGACGACCTGCCGGCGGAGGATCTCGACGAGGCCGTGGACGAGGCACGGGCGCAACAGGGCGAGAGCGCGGCCGAGCGTGCGGCGCGGCGCCTCGTCTATTGGCCGGCAGAGAAGACGTGGATCGTCGTCGCGAGCGGCATGATGCTGAAGGGCAATGAGGCCCTGAACATGCACCCCATCGGCCTGACGGTGGCACCTGCCGGCAAGACGGGTGAGAAGTCGGCCGCCGCCATCATCCGCAACACAGGGAAGGTGCGAGATGTCGTGGGGATCTCCTACGCGCCGGGCAAGCCGCGCCTGTTCGAGGACGAGCTTGGCGAGGTGCGCGGCCTCTACTTCAATCGGTGGAGCCCGCCGCCCGTGCAGGTGCCGGCTACCGCGACCGAAGAGGACGTGAAGCCGTGGCTCGATCACATGCGCTTCCTCTTCCCCGACGACGACGAGCGGACCACGCTCATTCAGTGGATGGCGTTCATTGCCCGGAACCCCGGCGCGAAGGTGCGGTGGGCGCCCGTCATCGTCGGCCGGCAGGGCGTCGGCAAGGACATTGCATTCCGGCCGCTGCACTACGCCGTGGGCCTGAAGAACGTGCATGAGATCAGCCCGACCGTCCTGAATGACAAATATACGCCGTACATGGAGGCGCAGCTTGTTATCGTGCAGGAAATGATCCGGCACGAAAAGCAGGACACTTACGAGAAATTGAAGGCTCTGATTACCGGAACAGGCACGGATACTGTCGTCATCAACATCAAGAACAAACCGCATTATGTCGTGAAGAACACGGCCTGCTTCATGTTCTTCACGAACCACGCGGACGCCCTGAAGCTGAGCGGACAGGACCGGCGTTATTTCATCGTCGAGGCCGCACCGCAGCGGCCTCGCGACGGCGCCTACTATGCGAAGCTCGGTGAATGGTATGAGCGCGGCGGCTACGGCCGCATCCTCCGCTACCTGCAATCGGTGGACCTGACCGGCTTCGACGCCGCGACGCCGAAATGGACGAACGCGAAGACGACGATGCTCGAAGCCTCGCGGTCCATGCCCGAGCGGTGGATCATCGAAGCATTCGAGCCTGGCGGCATGTTCGAGCACCGCACCATCGTGACCGTGAAGGAAATCGACGACGCGATCACAGGGAACGTCGCACTGCGGTTCTCGCCGCCGAGCCAAGGGATGATCTCGCGCGTGCTGACGGAGGAGTTGAAGTTCGTGAAGCGGCCGTCACAAGCCCGGCTCCATGACGGCACGAAACGGTTTGTGTACCTGCGCAACGAGGCCGATCTGAACGTGCGTGAGAGCGAGATCGCCGCGCGCTACAAACGTGAAACAGGCGCGAATGGCGATTTCACCGTGATCGAAGGCGATAAAGCTGCTTGACTGATACCCACGCCCTAAAATAAACATCCGGGTAGACGGCGGCGATGTTGACAGTTGGAGGGCATGGTGTCCATTCAGAGCACGTTGCCGCAGCAACACCACCCTGACATTGCGATACCCATGCGAGTGACGATCCTTGAGACGCGCCCGAACACGTGGCGCCTGCGGATCGAGACGCCCGGCGAAAACGGGAAGAGAACCTTCTCCTACAGGACGATCAAAGGCACCCGCGAGGACGCGGAATATGAGCGCCTTACGCTTCTGCGTGAGGCCCGTGCCAAAGATCGTGTGACAGAGCCGAAGCGTCTTGTCCGTGGCACCTCGACCGTCACCGTTGGCGAGTACCTGAAGCGGTGGATCGAGATGCGCCGCCATCGCGGCGAGATCGCCGACACGACCGCCGAGTGGTACGGCTTCGTGACGAACTACGTCCTGCCGGCCATTGGCGACAAGCCGCTGCGGTCGATCACGGCGGCCGACATTCAGGCCCTCTACGACGACCTTCTGACGCGCCTTTCGCCACGCACGGTGCGCCATATCCATGCACGCCTTAAGCCGGCGTTCGAGGATGCCTTGATCGAGGGCCTGATCTCCTCAAACCCGTTCAACGGCAAGCGTGTGCGCCCGCCGCGCGCCGACGAGACGAAGATCGAGACGCTCTCGCAGGCGGACATCGGCCGGCTCGTCATGTGCGTGGATCAGAAGCACCCGACCGTAGCGCCGATCATCCGCTTCGCGGTCGCGACCGGCCTCCGCCGGGGCGAAATTTGCGCGCTGCGGTGGGAGGACATCGAGTTCCACCGCGACGCGAGCAACCGCCTGATTGGTGGCGTGGTCCACGTGCGCCGCAACGCCGTGCAGACCGGCAATGAGGTGCAGGTGAAGCGGCCGAAAACGAAATCGAGCGTGCGCACCGTTGCGCTGCCGCCGTCCGTCGCCCACGAACTCGCCGACATGCGCAATAAGGTCGTCGAGAAGCTGAACGCCGACGAGCCGGGCAAAGTGGAAGCCTGCTACGTCTTCCCGGCCTCCCACGGCGGCATCCGCGTGCCGTCCGCGCTCACGCACCAAGTCAACCGGGCAATGGCCGATTGCGGCCTCGAACGGTTCACGCTGCACGACCTGCGGCACGCCCACGCGACCTTCCTCCTCTCGCGGAGGATGCCCGTGAAGGCCGTGTCGCAGCGGCTCGGGCACGCGGATATCACGGTCACGCTGCGCACCTACGCGCACGTGATCCCACAGGACGACGCCGCGCTCGCGGCGCTCACGGAAGACCTCCTGCCACGTGCAGGAGGCTCTCTCCTCGATATGTCGGACGATGAAGACGACGACGAGGATCTTTGACCCTGCCATGAGAAGGAAGATGGGATGTCACAGGAAAGGATCGTTCCGCGCGGCCTGACGAAGGCCGATGCCGCCGCCTATGTCGGTGTGTCGGTGAAGAAATTCACGCTGCTCGTTCAGGCCGGCATCCTGCCGAAGCCGTCCGTGGGTGACGTGTGGGATCGGAAGGCCATCGACGCGGCCTTCGACAAGCTGTCGGGCATGTCCTCCGACAACGACAACGACGCCGACCGCGCTCTCGCCGAATGGGAGGCGCAGCAGCAGGGGAGGGCGGCTTGATGGGTGTCCGTATCCTTTATCGGGGCACCCCACCCGCTGAGAAATTATACAACGGCACCTGCTTGACGTGCGGCACGCGTATCGAGTGCCAACGCGGGGATGGCCGTTTCGAGCCGGGCAGCCAACACAATCTCGGCGAGACTGTCCGGGTCCCATGCCCTGTCTGCACAGGCGTGATCTACGCGAGCCCGAAGCGCGTCACTTTCTCGTTCCCGATCCACGGGAGAGACTGACATGCCGCACCTCTCCAAATTCACCTGCAAGTGCGGCGCGAGTGCCAAGATCGTGCAGACCTATCGTGGCGACGATCACCTGTCGCGGCGGTACGAATGCCCGAACGGGCACCGCTTCAGCACCGTCGAGATCGAAGGCACTGCGCGCGATGTCATCGGCCCCGGCAAGGGCCTCGCCTCGATTGAGGATGAGATCGTGCGCCTCGGTGAGCGCATCCGCTATTGGCGCGCCAAGACGCGGGACCCGGAGGGCACTCGGCTGTCGCGCAAGCGCGCCTATTACCGGCGCTCGGCGCGGATCGAGGCGCGGCGGCATGGCCTCACGATGGAGGAGGTGTTGCGCTCGTGGGGCGTGGCCGAGTTCTGCGGCGTGCCGCCCGCGCAGCCCGTGCAGGAGGCCGCGTGAAAACCGATGCGCGGACCTAGCGGAACCTACCGAGGTGAAGGTGTTAGCGGCGCTTTGGTGTTCATCATCGCCGTGCTCGCGCTCGCGGGTATCAGCACCCTTCTGAACATCTTCGCATGAAGCAGCAGACCCTCCTCCACGGCGTCCACGTCGTCAAACGGCCGCACGCGGACGGATCGGTGGCGGTCCACTACTACCACCGGAAGACGCGGATGAAGCTGCCGGGGATGCCCGGCTCAGCCGAGTTCGCGGCGGCGCTGCGCGCTGCGGAGGAGGCGATGCGGCGACCTGTTACGGTCGCCACCAACGTGTCGGCCCTGATCCGGGGCTATTGCGCCTCGGCGGAGTGGAAACGCCTCGCCGAGAGCACCCGCGCCAACGAGCGCCTCGTCCTAAAGGCCGTCGAGGACAAATGGGGCACCCTGCCCGTAGCCGTCTTCCGGTCGAAGAAGATCCGCGCTCGCGTGATCGAGTGGCGCGATGAGATCGCCGAGAAGCATCCTCGCGCGGCCGACGCTCGCGTGGGCGCTTTCGCACGCGTGCTCGCATGGGCGCTCGACAGGGGCCTCGTGGACGACAACCCGCTCGCCGGGATCAAGAACGTCTACCGCTCGGAACGAGCCGACCTGATTTGGCTGCCCGAGCACGTGGCGGCCATGTCGAAGGTCTGCGGCCCGGAACTGCGCATGGCGCTCGCGCTCGCGCTCCATACCGGGCAGCGGCAGGCCGACATTCTGAAGCTGCGGTGGGATCAATACGACGGCCGCGCGATCCGCCTGAAGCAGGGGAAGACGAAGCGGAATGTCTATGTGCCCTGCACGAAGGCGCTGAAAACCGTGCTTGACGCGGTGCCCGAGGAGAAGCGCACCGGCACGGTCGTGAAGAACTCGCTCGGCGGCGTCTACTTGAAGCGGTCCTTTATCGCCATGTGGTCGCGGGCCTATAAGAAAGCCGGCCTGCCGACCGGCGAGGAGCAACTGCATTTCCACGACCTGCGCGGCACGGCCGTGACCATGCTCTCGCGGGCCGGGTGCCTGCCGCAGGAGATCGCGACCATCACGGGGCACTCCCTCGTGAGCGTCAACCGGATCTTGGAGGTGTACCTGTCCCGCACCGCTGAACTCGCCGAGAGCGCCATCGAGAAGCTCGACGCCTTTCAGGAGACGAACCCGACATGAGCGACGAACGCCCCCACGTGCTCGCCTTCACCCGCGAGGAGATGATCCTGCTGCAATCGGCCGTGGACCTGCTGAAGTTCCAACTGAACGAGCACCACAACGCGGCGCTCCTGTGTGGCGACCCGGACAAGATCGCCCGAGCGGAAGAGCAGATGGAACGGGCCAAGCACGTCGCGTCCCGGCTGCTAGGCTCACATTCCTACCACCGACTGAAGCCCGGCGCGGTCTACGGTTGA